ATCAGTAGACTCTATTACCAATGTTAGAACCAAACGTCTTATGCGGGTAGTGTTTCGGAACACCTACCGAAGCAGAACAAGAGCATAGGGAAAGTACTGCTACTATCAGCAGCCTGTTAATCCGTTTGCGCCTGTAACGAAACCATGCTTTAATTTTACGTCGCATTTTGATGCGGAGGATAATGTATTTTATTAGGTTCATAGGGTTATAATTTAAGTGAATTAATGTATTGTCTTGCTTCAATTACTTTTGCTGTCAGTATTTCAATCACAGCAGAATCGTATTCAACCTCGAAGGTTTTAATTCTGTACTTATCATCGACATTATAAATAATACCAGCATCCCAATTTGTAGCGGGAGTATCTAACAGAACATATACTAATGTTGCCTTACGCTTTCCTGTCAGGTGCATGTAAACCTGTAACTGGTAAAAATAATCAGAATTTGGAATCTCAGTTTCAAACAACGGAAAAGTAAAACAATCCCAACTATTTTTAATGTCAATAATACGATCATCCAGAATCATATCCGGTTCTCCGGTGAAATAATCATTTTCAAACCTGGTTTCGTTTTTCAAAGCAAATTCAATGTCAAGCATTTTAACTGTGAAGTCTATTGCCTGATCTTCAAGCATAACTCCCTTGTCAATGTACTTAGATTTAATCTGCTTTTCAATTCCATAAAGTTGTGATATAACCCATTCTTTTAAATAGGTTTTCCCCCCTACCGATATTAGGCTGCCTTTTCCGTTTGGAACTAATGTTCCGGCTGCACTGGCCCTTAGTTTAAATTCCTTCATTTAGCGTCTCCTTTGCTTCGTCAGTTAAAGTATATTTCTTTTCAATCTGTTCAATAGTATGAGTGCCTTTTTTAACAGCTTCTTTCATTTTAGCAAAAACCTCGCTGTTAATATCAATAGGTTGTAGTTTAGTATCTTCAGCATAAGTTAACTGAACTTTGCGATTCAAATCAGAGCCAAACAGTTTGCCGAAATGGTCACAGGCATCTTTAATAGCTATTGTCTTAGCGATAGGTAGTGCCATTTCAACAGCACCCCTGTTTATATTTGATAAATCTAAGTTCAATCCGCCTGATCCTTTAGTGGTCTGGATTTCCTTTGCACCAACCCCATCATGGAAGTACCATTCGTATGAATCAGCATATTTGTAATGTACTCTTACCGTTACTTCGATAGCATTTAACAAAGTTCCGGTCTTAATAACCTCAATTTTATATAAGGTCTTAAAAAACGTTTTCAGAAGCCACTCAACTCGTTCAATAGGCAGGTAGTTGAAATCTTTGATATATGGATGCTGTTTTACCCATTCGGCTGGAGGGTTTTGATTAAGTGCAACCATTATTTTGTCCTGCTTTACAAGACGTTCAATGTTGCCCTCGAATTTGGTTATGTTGGTCATAGCTATTTAATTTTGTGGCCGTATCCTGGTTAATTATCCTTTAAGTTTAAATAATTCCGATTCAAGTTGTGCAATCCTGGCAATACGTATTTCTTCTGCCCTTTCAGCAACAATTTTTTTCATAATCGGTTTCATTATTGCCTTTTCTTCATCTGTAAACTTAGGCAACTGCATGAAGTATTTTTCAGTATCATACGGTTCGCAATAATTACACTCATTAGCAATCCAAATGTAAAACGAATACCCTTCGATTATTACCTCAACCCAGTGCTGGGTTGTTTTGCCAGTTTGGAATCTTCCTGTCAATATTTTATTCTTAAAATACTGCTGCACTTTTTCAATCATATTTTTGTTCATTTTATCAATTTTTAAAGTTAGTTACATATTCATCAAGTTCTTCTTCTGTTGCTTCGTCCAGTTCATCAGGACAACACGACTCGCAAAGTTCATCGTAACAGGTGTATGTTTGGGCACCACACTCCGGGCATTTCCCCCTATGCGATGGTCCTCCGTTCCAATCATCGCCCCAGCTCATTTCTTCTTCGTATTAACATTAAACAAATCGTAACTTTCATCTTCAGTCATATCCTTCGGTAGTTCCTCAGATGTGAGTATAGTGGAAACGGTCCATGCGATTGATACTACTGCCATGATTCCGAATATAAGCAGTATATGCTTTGGGAAAAGATACATGATCCCGATTGTGGCGAAGAATATCACCAGGTAACCGGCTGGGAATAGTGCTTTCATAATACTGCCAGTGTTATAATTGTTAATACTGCGAGTATGGATGATAGTTGATCCTCTGTAAATAAATTATTTGTCATTTTGCGAAGTTTTATCCAACCAGTTCGTTCTGTTTGATGTGGTAAAGATAAGGTGGTTTTATTAATTGTGGTTAAAATTACGGCTGATTGTTATGCGTGATTTCATTGATATATATCAGTCAAATACAAGATAAGTATCATCGATATAAAAGTATCAATCCGGTTGATTATGCTTAATTTTGTAATTCAAAACTAACTAATATGAAAAACGACAAAGCACCACTACCTGATCATGCAGTATTTACAGAAGGCACTTATGCATGGTTCCATTTTAAGATGATCGGAAAAGAGTTTACCGATGGCATGGGTAAGACATTTACTAAACTGCAAGTATTTAACGAAAACAAGAGAAGCCAGGATTATTTACGAATGATTATGGATGGCAAAATAAAAGACTTGCAGCCGGTTGATAAGACAGGATGGAAAGATGGCATACTTACAGATCGCAGGTCATTTTCAAAATCGAGTTACGGGACATTAATATTTATATAACGAACAAGATTAAACAATAAATAAAATGAAAGTAGTAAATCAAGTCAATGAGACCAATGATTACTCGATGTTCAGAACATTAGAAGGTAATCGACATGTAAACAAGTTGCACGTAAAAAGGTTAAAAGAGAGCTTTCAAAAAGCATATCTGTTAAGCCCTATAATCGTGAATGAAAAATTTGAAATTATTGATGGCCAACACCGTTTTGAAGCTGCAAAGCAGATCGGAGTGCCAATTAATTTTTTAATTGCGCCAAATTATGGACTTAAAGAAGTTCAGATGCTTAATGAAAATATGAAAAACTGGAAAAAAGAAGATTATTTAAATGCTTATTGCGATTTGAAACATCCTGAATATTTAAAGTTCAGAAACTTCATGCGAAGATTTACTGAATTTGGAATGGCTGCTTGCGAAACAATTTTAACAGGCAAATTAAATGGAGGTAGTTCAAATAGCACTGATACTGAATTTAAAAGTGAAACAAATATTAGAGGCTCATTTGCTATTCGTTATTTTCAAGAAGGCGAATTGACAATACCAAACTATGAGCTTTCGGTAGAAAATGCTGAAAAAATAATGATGATTAAACCCTATTATGAAGGATTTAACAGACCAACACTTGTAAGGGCTATGATTGGTATTTTTAAAATTGAATACTATAACCATGCTAAATTTATTGAACGATTAAACGCAAACCCAACATCGTTGCAGCATTGCGCAAACGTAACTCAATACAAATTAATGGTTGAAGATATTTACAATTTCCGAAGCCGTGAAAAAGTTTCACTTCGTTTCTAAGATGAACAATGAGGGCAGGCTGTTTCTTATGCTTGCCCTTAACGGCTGCAACTATATGCAGTGCGTGAAGTACGCTGCGAAGTTCATAAAGGCTACCGAAGCAAATAATTATTTTTTACAACTCATTTTACCTAAGTTATGGAAAAGTTAGAATCATTAAAGAAACAATTAGAGAAGGTTGAAAAACAACTCGATAAATGCAGGACGTCAACAATACAAGATGGATGGCAAACACAAAGATTTGCTAAGAAATCCCGAAATTGGGATTATTACGCCCAACTAAAAATGAAAATACTTGAACAAATAGATACTTGCGAGAATAGCGATGAAATGTGTGAAGGATGTACTTGTTGGAAACATACACGGGCAATATGCTCATAAATAATTAAAAATATGAAAAAACAACAAAGTAAATCTAAAACATTAACGGGTAACGATCGAAGCAAAAGCGTTACTTATCACGGAAAAGAGAACGACATTGTAATAAAATTGTTTTCATTAGATGGCAAAATTGATGAACTGCATATCCAAATTGAAGGTGAAACATCATGGACGGTTATCGGATATAATGATATGGAAGCTGCAATAAAAATGGCATTAACAGAATTTAAAAACGGTGTAGAATGAAAAATAGTTTAATTGTTTTCCTTATAATGGTAATGCCATTTGCGATAATGACAGGATGGGAACTTATAAGATGGATACAGGACAAAGAATCAGAAGCCTGGTTTAGCGGGATAAAACAAATATTCTGGGGGATATTGCTAATTCTATCAATTTTGATTTATGGTGGAATATTCTGGTGGTAGGACTCGTTAACTCAATCCAAAAAATAATTATGACCACATCGACAAAAGTTTCAGACACGACCACAAAGCATTGCCATATAGTTGCTGTTAGCCGTTCGGTTTTTATTAACCTATTAAATTCAAAACAATGAAAAACAAAGCATTAGAAGAAATTTACAAAGAAATACGTTCAATTGAACTGCCAATGGGTAGGGATTTTGACGAAAGCGATTTTAATAAATATATAGTTGTTGGACACCAACCTTCACTACCAACTAAAAGTATGATTGGTAGGATTGTTCAGGTAAGAGAAGAATCGGGATGTTTTGGAAGCAATCAGATTTTTATTA